ATCAACCTATTTATTATAAGAAAAATGATATTTGATGTATAGGAGATTATTGAATGTCCGCTAAAAATTTTAGATTTAGATCCCCCGGAATTCGAATTGAAGAAATCGATCAAAGTGTGATCGATAACCCAGTTCTTTCAGAGGTTGGCCCTGTGATCGTTGGTCGTTCTCAGCAAGGTCCAATTATGAAGCCGGTCGTTGTCAGTTCTGTTGATGAATTTGTTCGAGTTTTTGGAGTTCCTGCTGCTGGTGGTCTTTCGGCAGGTGATGGATGGCGAGATGAAAACACAACTTCCCCCCACTATGGAGCACACGCCGCTGTTGCTTATCTGAGAAATGCTGCTCCTGTCACTTTTATCCGACTGGGTGGATATCAACACCCAACACCAACTGCTGATGGCTATGCTGGTTGGAAAACGACCGTGATCGCACCTTCGGATGCTTTAGCGGCTAACGGTGGTGCTTATGGTCTTTGGCTGCTGCCTTCGGCTTCTAGTGGCAATCACGGAACCGGCTCCCTTGCGGCAGTTTTCTACGTTGATGAAAAAGCTTCTCTCTCTGTCGGCACCGCGTCAAACGCCAAAACTCATAAATTGTTTCCATTCTCTGAAAAGATGAACACGGCAGACATCGATATTTACTTTGCATCTTCTATTGCCGCTGGATATGATGAGATCCAAACTAAGCAATATAAAGTCTCTTTGAACCCTGATAAGGCAAACTTTATTCGCAAAGCAATGAACACAAGCCCTGTTGCTTGTAACTCTGCCTTGAATGATAAAAGAGAACTTTTCTGGGTTGGTGAGACTTTTGAAGATAATATTAAAAAATTAGCAGATGCAGATGCAAATTCAAATACGTTAGCTTTCATTACAGCCTTGGATAAAGAAACCGAGAACAACAAATCGGACTATCAATACCCAGCACAAGCTGCAAAGACTGGATATGTATTTTCGCAAGATCTGGGAGCGTCAGGTTCTTTTGACCCGATTGATAACCCTCCTCAGAGACTTTTCCGCTTGGTTGGTCTTACGGAAGGAAGCTGGGCTTCGAAAAACCTTAAAGTTTCCATTTCAAATATTCGCTATACAAAGGTGGACTCTGCTGCCGATCCTTATCCTACTTTCAGTGTTCAAGTCCGAGGGGTTGGTGATAGAGATGATGCTCCGGAAATCTTGGAAGCATTTGATGATTTGAACCTTAATCCACGCTCTTCTGATTATGTCGCTAGAAGGATTGGAGATCAGTATCTTAAATTGGATCAAACAACTGACAAGTTTGATGTTGTTGGAGAGTTTCCAAACCAATCTCGTTATATTCGAGTTGAAATGCACCCAACTGTCAAGGCAGGTAACGCAAATCCGGAACTGGTTCCGTTTGGCTTCTTGGGACCAGCGCGACGACAAAAGTTTCAGATTTGCTCTGGCGCACTTGATCCCGCTACTGGATATCTTAACTGGTCTGGCTCTTACGCATCCTCCTCGGTAGCATACAGTCAAGATACTACTGGGGTTGCTAAGTGTATTACTTCTAATGGCACTGTTTTCACTGGCTCTTTGGAATGGCCAGACTATCTTCTTCGGGTGACTGCTTCAAACGCTACCCGTGGATTGGCAAGAGGGGCTTATTTTGGCGTTCGAACGACACGCGAAGATACCGGTCGCTTTTATTCTAGAGCTTATTCAGACCTTACTTACCCTCTGGAAGGTGATGGTTCGGGCGCTGCTCGCGATTCTTGGGAAAAAGGAACCGGCACTGTTCATACCTTCGCGTTCTCTTTGGATGATGTTCGACAAGCTTCTTCCTCTACAAAAGGGTGGCAAGATGATGCAGTCTATGCTAGCACAAACCGAACTGGCGGAAGTTCCCTTTCTGCTACCGGTATTTATTATAAAGCAGAAGGCGCTGGTAAAGCCCCTGCTGAGTTGGTGAGACTCTACAGCAACACTTCCGAAGGTTGGAAAACTGTTTTGGATGCTGGTTATAATAAATTCACAATGCCTCTGCACGGCGGCTTGGATGGTGTTGATATCAAACAAAAAGATCCTTTCTCGATTGATGAGTTGGATGGCGGCGCTTCTACTGATGGACGTGGAAACTATGCTTGGTACTCGGTTCTCACGGCTATCAAAATGTTCAAAGATCCGGAATTCTTGGATGCAGATGTTGCAGCAGTTCCCGGTCTTATGGAGCCCAACTTGAACGTTCAACTGGCTGACTATGCTCGCGAAAGAGGTGATATGCTAGCAGTTCTTGATTTGGATTCACAATACCGTCCGCTTGAAGTTCTCAAACCCTCTGAAGTTGGCACAGATGCCAAAAGAGGAACCGTCTCTGGTGCCATCAATCATAGGCGAGGTGACTTGGCACAAGTCAATCACTCTTACGCTTGTACTTTCTATCCTTGGGTTGACATTGTTGATACAAGAAATGATGCGACTGTTGCTGTTCCTCCCTCTGTCCCAATGCTTGGTGTGTTTGGACGAGTTAAGCAAACTTCCGATGTTTGGTTTGCTCCGGCTGGCTTCAATCGGGGCGGTCTTTCTTCCGGTCTGGCCGGCGTGACTGTTGTCAATGTGAAAGATAGATTGACCTCTTCTGAAAGAGACGACCTTTACGACAATGGAGTTAACCCAATTGCTAATTTCCCCTCGGAAGGTATCGTGGTCTTTGGGCAGAAGACTCTTCAATTAGAAAGATCGGCGCTGGATAGAATCAATGTTCGACGACTGCTTATCTTCCTGAGAAGAAGAATTTCGGCAATCGCAAAAACTGTACTTTTCGAACAGAACGTTCAAGCAACGTGGTCGGATTTCTCTAGAAGAGCAAACGAAGTTCTGGAAGAAGTGAAGGACGGATTAGGTCTGGTAGATTACAGATTTGTTCTGGACAACAAAACTACTACTCCTGACCTTGTTGACCAAAACATTCTTTATGCGAAACTTTTCATTAAGCCGGCAAGAGCAATTGAGTTTATTGCTCTGGACTTCATCCTGACGAACACCGGTGCAGAGTTTCCAGAATAATATAAAAGAACTAGTTAATAATAAAAGTAGGAGAATATGAATAAATGGCTAGAGCAAAGAATAGATTTTGGCACCAAAGCACAATTCAGCCAAAGCGTCAATTCAAGTTTGTCGCAGAGGTTGGGAATGGTAGGGTTCTTTATCCCTACCTGTTAAGGAAAGTTACCCGACCCGAACTTACAATGGCGGACAAACAGCACAAGATCTTGGGTCATGAGTTTCATTTTCCCGTTGGAACTCAGCAATGGAATGTTGTTAACATTGAATTTATGGATATCGCAAGAGATTATGCAGACGAAGGAGATGTTCAAAACGCTGCTTTGTTTCTTCAAAATGCAGTTTATGCTGCTGGTTATATTTACCCAAAAAGCTTGCCCGATGCAACCATCGGAATTACAAAAGGGAAGGCAGTGGTCGCTATGAGCAACTTGGAGGTCTTCCAATTGGATGCAGAGAATCGCGTTTTGGAAACTTACACATTCCACAATCCTTTTATCACGAAAGTTAACTTTGGTGGGGATTTTGATTACAATGTAGAAGAGTTTGTTATGCCCAATATCGACATTCGTTATGATTGGGCGGAAATTCAGCCGGGACTTCGAGGCTCTCTTGACCAATCTTACGGAGGTCTCACTTCCGATGCAGACCGACAAGTAAGCCGCGCAAGAACTATGAGCGGTGACCTTCCCTCGGACACTTAAAATAAAATAGACTTATGAGGTGATTAATGTCTTTAAGAAACAATTCAGAACGGCTTGGCGCTCACCCTACCAGTGAAGCGCCGGCTCCTGCCTTTGCAGAAAATCAATTTTCCTTTGTCCTTCCTACAATGTTTGTTGAACTTCCTTCCAAGGGAGAGTTTTATTTGGAAGGGCACCCTCTCCACGGTCTTGACGCAGTTGAAATCAGAATGATGACAGCTAAAGATGAAGACCTTTTGACGAACCCTGATTTGATCAAAAAGAAAGTGGTTTTGGATCGTTTGATTCAATCTCTTTTGGTTGATAAAAGATTGAGGGTTGACGACCTTCTTGTTGGAGACAAAAATGCTATTCTTTTGAATGCCAGAGTTGCAGGATATGGAGCGGACTATACAGTTGAGATAACTTGTCCCAATTGCGGCGCAAAAGAAAAGAAAGAGTACGACATTGAAGAATGTCTTCAAACAAAAGAAAGCCAAGAGTTGGAAGAGATCCAAAAAACAGAAAGAGGCACTTTTCTTGTTCAACTTCCCTTGGTTAAGTATACTTGTGAAGTGAAGCTTTTGACAGGCAAGGAAGAAAAGAAGATCTTGAAAAACTTTGATTTTAATTCAAAGAAAAAGAAAAACACAACCTTGACAGATCAATTAAAAGAAACAATCGTTGCTCTCAACGGTGACGAAGACAAGAAAAAGATTGAGTTCTTTGTTGATCATATGCCAGCTTCGGATGCAAGGTTCTTAAGAAAGGTTTATGATAAATTAGCACCAGATGTTCAAATGGTTACAGAGTTTGAATGTAGGGAGTGCGAGCATCTAGAGGTCATCGAGGTACCTCTCACCGTTGACTTTTTTTGGCCTAAGTGACGAATACATCCAACACGTATACGAAGAGATGTTCCTCTTGAAGTATCACGGTGGATGGTCCCTTTTTGAACTTTACAACCTGCCTATCACCCTCAGAAGATGGTTTCTTCAAAGATTGAATGAAGAGATCGAACGCCAGAACGAACAAATCGAAAAATCCTACAAATCTAAATAATCTTACTTCTCATCTATTTATTGTGTGTTCTATAGGAATGATTAATTTAAGGAACTTTGTCAGATGGCTGAAGATTATATAAAAGAAATAGAAGATCTAAAAAGAGCGGCCGCAGAAGAAAAAAAACTTTTGGAACTGCGGGAAGAAAAGCTTAAAAATGCCAAGCAAACCGCAGAGGTGCAGAAAAAATTACTGGATAATCAAGTTAAACAAATAGAAAATCAAATACAAATTCTTAAACTAGATGCTAAAACAGCAGAAAACGACGAAGAAAGAACAAAAAAACTTAAAGAAATTCTTGAACTTGATGAAAAACTAGAAAAAGCCAACGAAAAACTTAAAAAATCAGAAGAAGCTTTACAGGAATCAAAAGAAAGAAACTTTAAAACAACTTTAAATCAGATAGATGTTTATAAAAAGCTAGAAAAGGCAATGGGAGCCCTTAAAAATCCATATGAGGCACTAGGAAAAGGTTTAAATTACCTTATTAATCTAAGCATCGCAGCGACAAAAACTTATGATGAGCAAAGAGCAGCCCTTGCAAAGTTAACTGGTGGCTTGTCTAGATACAATCAAGAACTAGCAGACGGAATGAATCAGGCATCTCTTTCCGGTGTGACAATGAAAGAGTTTGGAGAATCATTCAACGCAGCCGCCGGAGAGCTTACTTCCTTTGGATCATTAAGTGCTAGCACAAGAAAAGAAATTGGCACTCTAGCTAGTCAAATGAGCCGGCTT